AAAACTGATTGTGAAGGTGTAATTATTGAAAATGAACTACCAGTATAAACAAGTAAATTATCATTAGAATTGTCAAACCATAAATCTCCGTCTTGCAAAGCACTGCCATCTGCTCTTTGTGTAGGTGCATTACTTGATATTTGATATATATCTGCAAAGTTATTTATGTCAGCTACGTTTGCACCAGCAGCAACAATATTAGTTATGTTGCTTGCAACTGTAGTAACTTCAGTAGCTTTAGGAACTAATCTGTGGAAAGTATAAGTATGATCTGTAGATGTAGATTCAACTAATAATCCAAATCCTTGGGGAATAGCAGATGGTACTCCAGTAATTAATACCTGGCCATTATTTAATCTTCCGTTAGGAAGAGTTATTGTTCCGCTACTTGGTGTCAAAGTTGTTGTTACTGCACCAATACTTAAGATTGCAGATTGATTTGTTGTAGCTTGAGGGTTTGTATTAGGGAAACTATTTTCGTTTGCAATAACAGTAAAACCACCAACGTCATTAACAAGGTCAATAATCCGAGCGTTGATAGCAGCCGTAGTAGCTACAAACGCATCTGAGTTAGACCAAGTTTGTCCACTAGCTATAGTTTCAGAAGAATCCTGTCTAAGGAATAAAGCTTCGGCTTCTGTTTCTGTGTAGTACCTACCATCTAATGCTCCACCTGTAAGTTCAGTCTCTGTGAAATATCTGTTGTCTAGTGTGCCTGTTGCTATTTCAGAATCAGTAACAGCATTAGCTTGTATATGTTCACTATTAACAGCATTATCTGCAAGTTTTGTACCATCTATAATGTCAGCTTCTAAATGTTGACGATCAATAGACCCATCTACATAATGCTCAGAATCAATTTGATCGTCAGCTATAAGTGCATTTGTAATTTGATCAGCAGCTATATGTTGTGTATCAATTGACCCATCTACATAATGTTCTGAATTAATAGAATCATCAGCTATCTTATTTCCGTTTACTGCATCATTAGCTAAGTGTGCATTGTCAATAGACCCATCTACATAATGCTCTGAATCTATACTGTCATCAGCTATCTTTGCGTTTGTAACAGCATCACCAGCAATCATTTGATTTGATACTGTTTCTGTATCTCCTGTTGTGATAACTGTTCCTGTAATATCAGGTAAAGTGATTGTTCTATCAGCAGTAGGATCTGTTATTGATAAAGTTGTTTCATTAGCGTCATTAGTAGAGCCTTCAAATACAAGGCTATTATTTATAGTTTGCGAACCATCTCTTTTGACGTAATCATCTACAACTTCTTGTATTGAATGTAATAGTTGTTTATTAACATTGTTTAATTCAGAAGCTGATAAAACACTTCCATCTTGAAACAAAGTAGTTAGTGCATGTACAACAGTATTTCTTTGAATTAATATTGTTGCTCCATTACTAGGTGCGTTAGTAAAAGTTATTTGAGTTGCACTTGTAAATGTATAATCTGTTGTTCTAGTTTTTAGTACTCCGTCTACAAAAACTTCAACATCAAATACAGTTGCATATTCAAAATCTAAAGCATAAGGACCAGTTGTTCCATTAGATGTAAGTGTAGTCGATGTAGATGTTGTTGAACTTCCAAAGGTGTCATTAAAAGTATTAGTAGCCATAATTAGTTAGTTTCAAGAAAATTTACGAAGCTTTCTTTTATTTTACGTTTCTTGTCAATTCTACGCTGTAATTCTTCATTGTCCATTTTCTGTTCAAAATACATACTTTCTCCTTTTAAGATGTATGCTCTGTTTATTTGTGACATAGCACTATAAATTATTTTAGCTGCTTCTTGGCCTTCCTCTGAATTAAGACCCACTTCTTTTATTTTTGCTGCAGGCTTAGTATATTCTGGCATTTCAAGATATTCATTTTGTCTTTCTATTAAAGTTTTACCATCTATTTTTACTCTATTTATAACTCTTCTTAATTGATTGTAATCGTAAGTATCTAATTTTTTTGGAGTTATATTATCTTTTGATCCGTATGGGCCAACAATTACTTCTTTTGGCTCTGGTAATAATCTTCCTATTAATTTTTGTGCTGAATAATATTTTAAATTTTTACTTCTACTATATTTTTGTAAAGAAAACAAATCTAAACCTCTTCTTTGTGGATATAAAACTGGTTCGCCTGTTGCGTGTTCCTCCATAAAAGGTAGATCATAATTAAGACCTATAAACTTTTCTTGAGATTGATTGATAATATCTCTCAACACTCTTTTATACTCATTATGTTTATTAAAAAGAGGATCTTCTATTTTTCTTTCTTCATTAATAGCGTCACCTTCTCTTACTTTAGTATCTACTTTTTGTCTGTACTGTTGTATTTCTTCTTTGCTGTAACCCATCATTTCTAAAATATCTGCTGGTGCTTGTTTTAATTTTGAACCTAAATTAGAAAACGGAACAAGTCTAGATACAATAGTTCTACCTGCAATTTGTGATAATCTTTTTAATTTATAATTTGCAGGAGAATCGTTTGGAGTATCACCTTCTCCTATTTTTGGAACTGCTTGCAATAATGATAATGCTTCATTTATTTGTGTCGTAAAACTTCTATTAAATATATTTCTACCAACTGCCCCCATCCAACTAATAGTAAAGTCACCATAAGGCTTGTCACCTATTACTCCAGACGCATTAACAAAATCAACCATTAAACGCATATAACCTGCTATAGGTTCTGGTAAATATTCATAACTATCATATTCATATACTGGGTCGCCATCTTCACCTATTAAAGGTTCGCCATCATCATTGTATTGCAGTCTGCCGACACTATATGGTGACCAACCATTTTTCCATTGAGCTTTCCACATAGCAGCCCCTTCAGACCTCATAAAGTCAGGACCACCGCCTGTAAGAATAATTGGGGGAATATAACCTTCTTCATTTGTCTTTTGTCTATAATTTACAGCTAGTCCTCCAATCAACATAGCTAGTCCTCTACTGAGCATTAGTTCTCCTCTTGTTTGTTGTGCAATAAGAGGATCTCTACTTAATAAATCATTCCTAATTTCTGGTAATAATACATCATTGATAGGATTTGATTTTCCCAAAATAGTAGGTTCATTAATAAAAGGTAGTAATCTTGCGTTAGATTTTAAAATATTTGTTGGTGCTTTTGTAAACGCAAAATAAAATCTAGCTAACGGATTTGCATTTACAAATTGATTAAAATTAGATGCCTGTCTTCCTATAAAATCATCTCTTCTTATATCTTGAGTAAAGGTAATGGTTTTAGCAAATTCTTGACCTTGCCTTAGTATTTTACCTGTAATAGATGGATCAAAATCAATTTGTGATAATTCATCTTGAAACTCACTTGGAAGACTTTTACTTATGTCTTCTATTGGTGTCTTACCATTTTCAGCATAATATTGAAGAATTGAATCAACATGGCCTTTTATAAACTTATTTAATTTATCTCCTTGTAATCCTCTATTTGTTCCTTCATTAAAAGCTTCAAACGTAGCACCAGCAATAATATTAGGAGCTTGTATTAAAGCATCCGTAGATGTCATTAATCTCATAGGTAATCTAATAACTTTACCACTGTTATCTGTAAACCTACCTGCTAAATTATCCATATCAGAAGAAATTGCAAATCTACTACTGTCAGCACCTTTGTAATTTCCAATATTTACAAAGTTATCTTCTATATCCCAAGACGCTTTCCAAGCTTTGCGAGCAAAATTAAAGTTACTATGTAAAGCAATTATATGTCTTAGTGCTGCTTCTCGTTCTTTAGCACCTCTTGCACCTAAAACTAATTTTAAAGAAGCAAGATAGCTTTGTGCAACTCCAGAAATAAAGTTTACTTCTTGAGTAGTTGGTGCTGATAATAAAGCATTGATTCCTATTTCATTAATAACTTTATTAACTTTAGATAAAGATTTTTGCCAACCTTTTACTTTAGTTACAGCAACAATATTTTCTACTTTTCCTTCTGTTCTTTGAATATCATTTGCTAATTTATATAGTTCTGTTAAGTCTCCTGATTCTTTGGCTTCTTTAATTCTTTGTTTTAATAAATCTCTAAATTCTCTTTTTTGTTCTATTGCTTCATCAACACTTAAAGTAGATTCACCTACGTTTTCTGCTGCTAACCGTTTTTGTGTTGGTGTCATATCCATAACTTCATCAACAGTTTTACCAGCCAAACCAGAATCAGGTTTTGCTTGTAATGTTTTACCTACACGACCAAAAGGAGTTCTAATTGCTTTAATATCTAAAGTTAACCATTCTTCTACTTTTTGAAGTGCTGCATCTATTTCAACAGCAGCTTTTTCAATCGCATCAAAATCTCTCTTACCAAGAGCATTTGCATATTTTTTATTTGCAGCTATAACTTCATCCGTTGCTAAGACTACATTTTGTGCTAAAGCATAAGCCAATTCATCAGGCGGTCTTTCACCATAAAATTTAATATACTCTTCTGCCATCTTTTTAATTCTTGTTGTATTCTTTAAATCTAAAACTCTTTCGTCATATTTATTTAAAGCACCAAGCTTTGTTTTTATCTGCGACTTTCTACCTTCAAAGACATTTCTATCTTTCATTTCTCTAATATTTTGATCTACATTTTTTTGAAAAGTTCTTGGAACTCCTTTGTTTGTATATTGTTGTGGAGTTTTTGTTTTATCTCCTAAATCTTGTTTTACTTTTTTAGCTTTTTTAGTAACAGATTGGCCAATATATTTAGTATCTGTTGGTATTTTTAAAGTAAGACCTCTAGTGTTTTCACTTGCTTGTGGTGTACCTGTCATCTCTGTCACCATATCTTTTACTCTTTTATGCAATGTGTCACCATGAGCTTTAATTTCTGCTGGTGAAAAACCTTGTTCTTGTAATGAAACTATTATTTTGTCATATGATTTTGATCTAGTTTTTTTGCCACTTCTAACAAGGTAAGCAGCTAAATCTAACTCAGATTCAAATTCTATATTAGCTCTACCGTATCTGGGTTTAGATTTTAATAATGACTGAGGTAATTGATAAACTGTATTAGGTTGTGCAGTTGTAGATGTAGGTTGTTGTGTTTCTAATTTTTTCTTTAATTGATTTGTTTGAGATACCGCATTTATAATCTCTTTTTTTTCTTTTTCAGTTATTTGTTCATTAATTTCTTGTGCAGTTTTTCCAGCATATTTTTTATTTAATTTATTTCCAATAGCTTCTAATCCGTCTAAAGCTCCTTTAAAAGTAACTCCAAAACCACCACCAACAGCAGCAGAACTAAAGATTTCTTGTGGTGTTAATAATTCTCCTTCGTTTATTCCTTTTCTTATTTGTTCTCCACCAACAGCAGTTACAGCACCTTGTATTGCAGATTTTTTAAGACCACCTTTTCCTATTTTAGCTGTAGATCCAAAAGGTATCATTTGAATAGCACCAGATTGAATAGCCTCGCCAATATCAATATTTTCTTCACCTCTTGCTTTTTGTGCAGCAATATTCAAACCAACACCACCAACAAAATTAATACCAAAATAAAGAGGTCTAGCACCAGGTACAGGAGCAACTAATAATGGAGCTGTTACTTTATCAAGAGCAATACCACCTCCAATGTCAATTCCTAAACCAGCAGCTTGTTTGTATGGTTCACCTGTAGTATCTGCATATGAATCTTGATCTGAATCTTTTAAATAAAAATCATTAATAGAACTTTCTATATCTACTTCTGTATTCCAATCTAAAAAACTTTCTGTTTGTTTATAAATATTTCTATCAAATGGTTCTAACAAATCAGAATCAATTTCTGAAAATAAACCTTGAGTGTTTGAAAAACCTTTAATTGGTTTTTTTGAGTCTAAGTTTGAATTTGTCATTGAAATAGAAGTTCGTAGATTTTCATTGGGTTATCACGATATTGTTCAAATGTTTTTATAAATTCATCACTTGACGGTTTAAGTTTATCTTCTTTATTTGTATTCTCAAGTTCTTCTTCTTCATTTTCTTCATTACCTGTAAACCCAAAAGGTATGTTATTTATTTTATTTATATCATTAAATATATTTGTTTTCTTTGTTTTCTTTGTTTTCTTGTTACCTTGATTAGCTAGGTCATCGTAGTTGTTATTTCCTCCACTTTTACCTCCTTCCTTCTCTCTTCTAATTTTTTCTTGAATTTCTGCTATTGTACCTGTTGCTGTTGACCCAAATTCACCACCACCAAGAACGTAAGCCTTTTCTTTAATTCTAATTGCATCTTCTATAAAATTATCTTCAGCAAGTTTTATTGCTTCTTGTTTTTGTTCTTCACTAAGAGTATCATTATTTATTGCTGTAGTTATAGCCTTAAGAAATCTTTCTTCAGACTCATAAAAAAATTGTGCCTTATCTGATGTAAATCGTAATTTCTTTGATAATGGATCTATATCAGCCGCAATTTCTTCAGCACGTTTTCTAATTCTGTCTATTCTTTCGGTAGCATTTTGATAAACAGGTACTCCTAACTGTGTTCGTATTAATTCTTCTAGTCTTTTGATTTCTTCTTTATCTTCTTGTGTTATAGCTGATCCTAATTTTGCCACAAATTCTCCTAGTTCATTATTGGCTCTTACAGGATCATTTCTATATTCTCCTGTGAAAAGTAAATCGTTTTTAAAATTTCTTAAAAACTCATCTCTTGTTTCGTCTTGCATTTCTATCATTGGTTCTAAAAAACCTTCAAAACGATCTGGAAATTCTTGAGCCAATTTACTCATTTCAGCTCTATTAGTAATACCAAATTTTTGGATTCTCTCTAAGATTGTTGATTTTTCTGCTTCTACCTCTTGTCTAAGTCTTTCTTTTCTCAACGCATCACCAGTAGTAATTAAGTCTCTTTTTAACTTTAGTATATCTTCACTTTTACTAATAATATTTTTAAATTTTGTTCTAACAACAGTCCCATCTTTTTTTCTTTGACTTCGACCAACTTCTAATTCACCAGCATAATTTAAAAATTCTTCTACAGCTTCATACCCATCTAGACCTTGTTCTTCATATTCATTAAAAATACTATTTGCTACGTTTATAACCACATCAACCATTTTTGTTGGTGTAAGAGCCTGTGTTAAACCATTAGATTCAAGTTCATTTAAATATGATTGACTTAGATTTTTAGATATAGTAATACCTGTAATACTTGTAGGATCTTCTACTTCAGTTAAATCAATTAATCCTTTGTCTAAAGATTCTTGATTATCATCTACTTTATAAAAATTAAGTTTTAACGTATTACCAATATTATTTTCTGCTTCTTGCACAAGGTATTCATTGTAATCTTTTGTATGATCTATTTCTATTTTTTGTAAACCTTTACCTAGTTGAGGTAAATAATAGTCATTTAAATATAAAGCTCTAATACCTTTAACATTACTTTTACTTGTTTCAGTATATTCAGTCAAAGCTGTTTGATATTCAACTGAATCTGGTGCAAATTGACTTAAAGGAAGTTGAATTGATGTTCCATCTGGTAGTTGTCTTTCAACTGTATAATTTTTAAAAAATTTTTTAGCATCAGTTTCAGCCATATTACCTAACCTGATAGCTAATTGTTTTTCTATACCTGCTTTAAATGCTCTATTACGACCTATTACCTGTCTTGCTGCTTCTGGTCCTTCTGTTTTGTTAAGTGCATCTATATATTTTTTTAAATCTTTTTTGTCTGATTGTATAATTAATTCCATTGCTTTTTGTTCTTGTATTTCATCTGCCTTTTCTTTTCTTTGTTCTGCAAATTTTATTAAATTAGGATTTACTTTAGATAAAATTTCAACTAATTCTGTTGCACCTGTTTTTGGTTGAACTCTTGGTTGTGGTACATATGTATCAACTATTGGTGCGAGTTCAATGCTTTCGTTAAAAGAACTTGTCATATTTAACTACTCCAATCATAAGTTAAAGCTTTACTACCAACACCTAAAAGTGTTTGCGTCATAGAAGGCACTTGTGCATAAGCTTGATTTACATTACTTATGCTTTGATTTCTACGTCTACTAGCTTCAGCTTCATAACCTCTAACTTCTAATCCAAGATTTCTTCTTAATACGTTTCTACTTATATCTAAATTATTTCGCATATTTGCCCCTTCTCTTTGTTGTTCGCCTGTCAAAGTAGCTAACAGATTACCAGCTACACCACTAGCTTGTACAGCTCCTACTTTTTGTCTTGCAGCTAAAGTTGCTGCTTGTGCTTTTCTTGCGTTTGCTGCTTCTTTGTCTTTTAAATTTTGACCAGCAGTAGTAACTTTTAAATTTTTTGCATCTTCTTGTGATCTTATATTTGCGTACTCTGTTCTAGCTGTTTGCTCTGCTTGCCGTTTAGCAGAATTTCTCATTGCTAATCCTTGAAAAAGACCTAGACCTGTTGCTATGGCTGGCACTATTGCACACATTTAGGCAATCCTCATAAATTCATAGAATGGTTTGCTATGCTCTCCATATTCTGCGTGGTAATTAATAAATGTAAAGCCTAAGCATCTTAACCACTTTATAGCAGAATCATTTTCCGCATATACCATATTGTATAACAATTTATAATTTTTCAACAGACTATCTACCCATTGTTTGCCTTGTCTTATAAGTTGTATTTTATATTTTTTATTTTGAAACAACTCATCTGTAGCAACCATCCATATACAACCGTCAGGAGATACCCCACATAAACCTATTGGGTTATCATTATCAGCAGCTATAGCCATTTTATCTTTAGTTGCTAAGTATGAAAATTGTATAGCTTCTTCTGGTTTTAAATTTGTTTGATAAAAAACTTCAATTTTATCCATTACTCTCATGTTTTGAATTACATGATTAAGATCTTTTAATTTTGCTTTTCTTAAATGTCCCATTATCTTCTAGCTGACCTCATATGGAACATTGCTTCATATTCAGCACTTGTTAGATTCGTAGGTAAATGCGTTAAATTTTTTACATCTATTGTAATTCTGTCTGCTCTACTCATTATTGGAACTTTAAAAGTGCCAGTATCTAAAGAATTTGATCCAATAATACTTTCATCCGTACCTAATATTGTAGTAAATTCATATGTTGAAGTTGTATTGTTGTCGGGAGTAACTTCTACTTTCATAAATCCAGTATCTTCAAATTTAATATAAAAATGTTTTAATTGTAATCTTCCGCTAATTAATTCACTTCCTTGACTTGGAGATTCAGTAAGACGTTGTTGTGCAAACCTATAGTGCATTTCATAAGGTTCACCAACAATAAATTTAGTATGTCTTATATCACCAAGAACTGTTATATCTTTACTACCACCAACAAGATTTCCTGAAAGAATTTTTTGACCAGCAGATGTTGTTATCTTTTCATTTTTAAAAGTAGTTAAATAACTAGATTCTCTTACAGTGCATATAAGATTTGTATTGTTTCCTAAATTAGATGGACTAACAAGAGTAAACGTATTGTTATCAACTTTAGTTATAAGAAACAAACCTGTAATACCTCTATCTCCCCCTTGTGCTACATATTCAGCAATTCTTTCTACAGTTAAATCTGCAAAATTAGTAATACTTGACTTTGGTAAGACAACTTCAACTTGGTCATCAGTAACAAAGCCATGATTAGTTTTTGTAATTGTAACTATATTATTAGAAGTCGTAGAAGTATAAGTTGCGTGTTCAGCAGGTAGTAAATCTCTTGTTATTACATCCATACTTCCATCAAGTCTATAAGGCATTGTTATTGTTGAAGTAGTTGAGGCTGAATCATAAGCAATAGATACTCCATTACTTGATTCTGTTACTTTTCTATCTAGTCGATATTCATATTCAGAATTTGGTTCTTTATAATTTGGTTCAAAAGGTATTTTTTCTAAATTATATTCTGATGAAAAACCTGCTTCGGGTGCGTCTTCAGTAACCACAAATAAATCTGTTCCTATAAAATCTATATTTTTTATATGTCTGTCACGTTCAAAAGTATATGTAAACCATGAATTAAGAATTTTTTGTCCGTCATTACCATATAGCCATTTGTTTACATACAATTTATGTGGATTTGTTGTTCCTAATAAAATTAGTACATCTTCATTAGTAGAGACAACTATTTTATAAATATCGCTAGGAATTAATTTTGGAACATGAATTGTAATGTTTGCAGCTTCTCTGACTTGTGTTCCTGTTTGAGTTATATATTCTCTTACACCAGCAAAACCACCTTTATTAGTTAAATAATAAATAGAATTACCAGCACCAACAGGAGTTGCACTATCACTGCTTTCAAATTCTGTTGCAACAAGTATGTTTGCTGTTTTGGGTGTTAAAGAATCTGATGAACTGCTTAAAACAAATTGAGTTTGATCTGAAAATAATATTAATTTTTCTCCCATGTTTACAGCATTTTTTAAAATAGCGACTTTAGTGTGAGATGCTGCCACATCAATAGGATCACTATCTATAACTGTTAATACTGTCTCTGGGAAAAAAGTAAAAAATTTAGAAACAGTAGAAAGAATTACATTGTCATTAGCAAGAAAGCCTAATCTATTCCTAAAGAAAAATACATTATTAATTTTGTTACCAATAAAAGAAGGATTTAAAGCAGAATCTAAATCTCCACAAATTCTCTCTCCCCATATTGGAAGAGTATAATTTGGAACAGCATAAGTTACGCTACCGCTAGTTGTTAAACTATCTACCGCAGTATATACAAAAGTATTTGTAGTAACGCTTGTTATTGTAAAAGTGCCGTCAACGGCTGATCCTGATGTAATTTTTGCATCTACAAGACTACCAACAGTTAAACCATGACTATTAGAAGTAACCGTTACAGTAGTGCCTGACTGCGAATAAGTACCCGATGTTGAATAAGTTACTGCATATGATCTGCCATCTACTCTTGCAAATCTAAAATTACCATCAGCTTGTCTTATCAAAACATGAGGCATTGTATCGTAGTTAAATTTAAAATTAATTCCAGGTGCTACTGTTTCTGACCATTGACCTTCTTCAAAAGCTCCTCCATTATTGGTCGTAAATCTCACATAGTAATTATCAAAATTAGTAGATTCATCACCAATAATTTCTACAACCATACCATTAGGAGAAACTGTAGGTAAATCAGTAAATTGTTGTACTGAATTTTTAACAGTAGTTATTTGTGAATTACCTTGAGTATCAGTAGAATCTATTGAAAAATCAGAACCATCATTCTTTTTTATATGAAGAACAGGACCATTTACGGCAATAGTAAATCCAGTAAGACTGCTATCTAAACTTGTTTTAATTGCTGAAGCTACTGTAGATGTGCTAAGTGTGCTATCTGAAGATGTATCTTTAGTCGCTGTTGTTCCGTCTACTGTTACTGAATATGTTGTTTTATCAGATACTTGGTTAAAAAATACTATTGCTTGTGTTTCTGTTCCAGGAGATAGAGTTGAATCCATTGCAGCAGTAATACTTGAATTTACAACAAAAGTAAAATCTGCAATAGTTATTGTTTTAATTTCTGATTGTGGACTTGTACAAGATAAATATCTGTAATCGTCTTTTACAGTTGCAGTATTACTATCGTAATATTTGTTAGTAACAACAGTCTTTTCTGTACCATCTAATTCAAAAACTCTTACTTTTGTAGAACTAAAAATAACAATATATCTTTCTGTTTTATCTCTATTTATCATATGTACTTTTATATCGCCTAAACTTAATTCACCACTAATTAAATTAGATATAAACTGCGAACCAGAACGCTTTGTAAGACCTAATATCGGATCACTATTAGCATTGTCTTGTATTAAAGCATGGTCAGCTTTTTTTGTAGCATCAGAAGATTGTGATATACCTCTAAGTAAGGTAGGTATTGACCTAGAGATTAGAGCCATAACTATCTAATTAATACGTTTGCTGGAGAATAGGTATCAAAAACATTAGTTAGAGAGGGATCACCTCTGAGTATATTATGATCTGCATTAGCTAAATCTGTTTCCATTAATACTGCCCTAGCTCTAGTTTCGTCTTGCTGTGTAAAACCTCTTAGACCACCATCACTTACTAATCTGTCAACAAAAATACGAGCTGCTTTTACAGTTATATAGTATCTTGCTGGCTCTGGTATTTCATTAAATTCTCTAAAATAAACTATTGTACAAATCAAATCATTTTCAAATAAAAAAGTATTATTTAATCTGTCATACATTTTTAACCCACGTTGTATCGCATCTATTGAAGGGTGTTGATGAATATTGGGGTCAACTCTTAAAACATCAGTTGGCAAGATTATTTGTTTAGTTACATTATTTCTTTGTAAGGTTACATCAATTTCTGTATTAAAACTCCAACCTTCACTTTGTATTGCTCTGTTTTGTTCTTGTAAAATATCAAGAGCCATTTGAGCATCTACAGGTAAAACTGTATTATCAAAGTTAAGTCCAGTTGTTTCAGATAATGTGTTAATAGGAGATTCTCCTATTGCAGACAACATTATATTTACACTTTCTAGTTTTGTAGTTGCAGCTATAACACTCATTTTAATTACCTAATTGTTTGAGAGCTTTATTTTTAAGTTTAGCTTTTTCTTTAACATATCTAGCTTTTTCACCAAGAGTTGTTTTACCAGTATCTTTTAGTTTTTTTTCATAAAAGTCAACAAATGCTTGACCCTCTAATTTTTTCTTTTTTTTACCAAACATAACTAATACGCTCCCTGTTTTTTAGTTTTCATCTTAAGAGAATCTCGCTTAGTTGTCGATCCTTTCTTCTTTTTTTTCTTTGTTGATTTTGAGTAATACACAATTATCTCCTTGGTGATGCCATCATTAAATCACTACGAGCTTGCTGGGCTTTTTCCATTCTTTCTTTCATTCTTTTCTCCATTCTTTCTCTCATTTGTTTGTTCATTCTTTCTTTCATTCGTTTTTGCATACTTTTTTCTTGTAGTTTGCGATAAGAATCACCAATGTCCATGATAAAAAAAAAGGGTATCTAATAATAAGATACCCTATAAATTGAATTTAAGAAGTATTAAGAAGCAGATAACTTAATAGTAGCTGCACACTCTGGACGTAGGATTCCATGCCCAAGTGCGTACTTCGCAACCATCAATGTTCCTTGATACATCGTAGCGTAGTCCTGGCCTGTGATCTCAGTAGTCATATCCATTAATTTAACTGTTCCGACAGCCGATTTATGGAAGACTAATCCAATAGTTTTACTATCGTCACCATTGTAAGCGTTATTCTCACCTGATGCTGCTGACCTGTTTGACTGAGGTACGTTGTTTGACTTCAGAATTGGTATGCCAGCGACTTGCTGTACATTACCAGAAGCAAACGAACCATTACCTCCACCTGGGTTGAAGTCAACATTTACAGTTCTTGTAGCAGACTCAGCAAGTTTGTAATATTCGGCAGGTGGTAATACACAGAAACGATCTGTAGGAGGGATGTCTCTCTCGTCAAATGTTTGTGCAATGTCATAGATAGCTGCTGCTATCTCATCACCAGTAACATCAGAAGAAGCTGTGTTGCCAGAAGCAAGAGTTAAAGTGAGTCCACCTGCAATACCTGTAAGTGTTGAAGATGCACGACTCGCTTGAGCAATCATTTTGGCAACGTTTTCATCGTATGTTTTCGCGAGAGCCTTACCAAGTTCGTCAGCGTATTGAGAGCGAATATCATAGTGATTCTTCAATTCCTCTAGCCGACTTACAAAAACGTCTGCAATTAGAAGATCGTCAATACTTATGACACGCTCACCATGTCTGATCTGGTTGCCCCCTGTCAATAAATTCCCTGGTGTATGGAAAGATGCAGTGGCAGTGCCTAAAACTGGAAATTGTGCCGATTTGCCTGAGGTTATGGTCCGAACAGAATGAAGTTGTTCGTTAAAGATGTTGTTGCGTGTAAACGCAGATAGCACCTCTCCCGAAAAAACTTTCAGAAACAGAGCGTCAAAGTCTGTTCCTGTATTGTCGACCAGTCCTAGGCGAGATACCGTAGCATTACTCATGGTAAAAAACCTTTAGATTGATTGAATAAAATTTAAGAAACTTACTTCGCTACTGTCTGTTCTCATAAGTGTTATCTGACGCATCAGGCACTTTTGATATTAAGATTTTCGCTTTTTAGTTTTTACTGACCCACATTTCCACTTGCGTAAAGCAAGGGCTTTGCGAGTTAACTTGCCATTCTTTCTAAGTGGTCCTTTGACTTTTGACATTCTTGCACAAAAAGATTTTCTTCTTGCTTTTTGTCTAGGTGAAAGGCCACTTGTCTTTGTGACAGGTGCTTGCAAGTTACTACCTGTCTTAGCTTTAAGGTATGCTCTACCTTTAGCAGTCAAACCCCCAGAAGGACTCTTATGCTCTTTTCGTAGAGATACCCCTTTAGCCATAAAGAATGTAAGTTATTTAAAATATAACATTATTTAGAAAATTTTAAACTATCTCTTCTGTGTTGGTAAGTTATTTTTTTTGGACCTTTCTTTTGTTCTTTAAATTTTTTTGTTTCTCCTCTAGTCATTTCTTTTGTAGTTTTAGGAGTCTCACTACTTACTCTTTTTGAAGGTCTGCAAGCAGGGTATCCTTTTCGCTTCTCTCCTTTTTGCCGACCACAAGGTTTGCCTGTTTTAACGTCTACCCACTTTTCATCAAACCATCTTTTAAGACTCATTTGCCTACATCTTTTTGTGCTTTGTTATGTGCAGCTTTAAAGGAAGAACCTTCACGAATTAGCTTTTTCATCATATCCATGTGCTTTTTGGAATGATGCTTTGAATGTTTCTTCAAAGTTTTTATCTGACTAAGACTAAGTTTTGCCATAATTAATTTTTATAACCTTCTTGTTCTTTTAATTTCTGTAGTCTTTCTTGATCTTTAACTCTAGTAAGTTTACCTAACACTCTGTTTTTAACTTTATTTTTAAGTTTATCTACAAAAGTTTTTTTCTTTTTTCCTTTACGAAGCATTTTAAGATCTTCTCTTGTGATCTTACCATCTTTGTTAGCATCTATTTTTTTTTGATTTCTAGTTAAAGGCATAATTAAGACCTCATTTTAAGATTGTTTCTACTTTTTTTAGTATAGCCAGAAGCCACCTTTGCTTTACCACCTACTTTAACTTGTCCTTTACAAACTTTTACAGCATAAGCATTAGCGTAAGCAGAAGGATAAACTCTAAACTTCGCCTTTGCTGCTCTTTTACCTCTAGCACATAATTTTCCCATTACCTAGATGATCTAAAGACATCACTTTCACGCAACCTTTCTTGTACTGTTCCTGTGTAAGTCATATCTTTTCCGTATCGTGGATCATTCATAGCAGTAGTTACTTCTGCTGATGATCTGAACGGAGCTAATCCGTTACTTGATGGTCTACCTGAGACTAAATCTGGTTCGATACCCATAGCGTTTCTGTATTGAGAATAAAGACCTTGTACTGCTAGTTTAATAGCTGCTGGAGGTGCTGTTTGAACTATACTATCAAAAGCATCAAGATCTGCTGTTGGTAAGTTTTCATTAGCCCAAGATTTTAATTGTTCATATCCTTGTTCACCGCCAGCAATTTGTTTTATGCTTGCCTGTTCTGATTTGGCAATCGCTTCAACATCACCTTGAGCTCTAATTCCGTCTAAGTAGGTGTCAATGATCTGCCTTGAAAAACCTGCTTCTCCTAAAAGCTCATAATCATTTTCATCTATGTTACCAGTTTCTAAAAATCTATTTGTTATATCTTCTGGATCAATGCCAACTTCTTCTAAGACATCTGCAAGACCATCACCATATATTTCGTTATAAGTTGAAACTTCTTCTTCAGCAGTTTCTTCTTCAACTTGTTCTTCAGCTTCTTCTGATTTTTCAAAAGAACCTAACTTACCTTCAAGTTCTTTATAGCTTGCAGCTAAATCTTCAACACTTTTAAACTTACCTAGTATCAGACCATTTTCGTCTGTTTCATTTTTAGCTAAAGTCTCCAAGTCTTCTTGAGACATTGGTGGTGTTTCAGATACATTTAGTTGTGATGAAGTCATAAATGGTTAATTAACTTGTATGTAGTGTACTGCCATGTCTAGTAATTACATCTTTAGAATTTGTTTCTACTGATGTTTCTTTGACCACAACAGGTTCTTTTACTACAGGTTTTACCACAGGTTCTTGTGGTTTGGCAATAAACTTACCGTTCTCATCCCTCTTCCTGGACTTGTTCTTGGTTGGCATTTAACTCCTCCGTTAGTTGTTGTGCTTGAGCATTGTTTTTAGGATCAAGTAATTTAGATCCTAAAGCAGCAGGTCCAAGAGATTGTATAAGCTGTTGTTGTTGAGCTTGTTGTTGCTCTTCTGCAATTTGCTCTTGTGATTTTATAAGATTTGTAGTGTCAATACCAATAGAAGTAGCAAGACGTTTTACTGCTTCATCGACATTAACAAACTGTCTCATAACATCTGGTCCAAGTGCTTGAGCTACAGTACCGATAAACTCAATGAGTTTATTTCTGTCGTTACCTCTACCAAGACCTTGAATCCCTGTCACTATCTTAGGCTTTACTAATTTTTCTGGCAAGGCTTTGACTTTTCCAGACCTTACCATCATGTGCATACGTCTTTTTAAATATGGTATTTGGAACTCTTGACTGAGAATAGAGTAGACGCCACCCAAACTATTCTCAAGTTCTTGAGCCATAAGATTTATCTCTGCTGCTGTTACCCTTTCAGCTTGTCTTTGTACAGAACTAGCCATAAGAAAAGCATCAGCTAGTCTTGCTTCTATTCTTTGCATTGCTTGTTGTGCAACTGCCAGGTCTGCTTGCTTCCCTACTTGCATGACGCTTATATCTGCTGCACTTCCTTCTCTCACTGCTCCATTAGGAGCTTTTGCTAAAGTGCTAGCTCTGGTCTGGCCGTTGGGATTTACGAGAAATAAAATTTTTGCTGAAGCAGCAGCAGCTTCAATTACACTTTGAGTCAAAGCTTCAAGAGATATAAGGTCGCCACGATACTCTTCTACGTACCCACGACCAAATTGTTCTCCGTCAATTCGTACCCACCTCAATAAAATCCAGGGAGAGACATCAACTTTAGATCTTCCGTCAGTACCAGGTATCTTTTCTCCCTTACATTCTTGATGCCACATAAATTCTTCACCGTATCTTTTAATGCAAGTATAAATATCAATCTCTTCACCCATACCTTTCTCATCGTAATTATCTTTTTGTTGAATTTGACTAAGAAACTCAGGAGGTAGAGCTTGTGGATTTACTGTTTCTTTTGTAATTATTTCTAAGACATTACCAACTGAATCTCTTTTACATACAAATTTAGAAAGTGGATATACTTTTAATCCTTTATCAGTTAAATATAAAAGAACATTACCACCTACTATCAAATGCTTGAGTGCTTCAAACATTGCAACACGATCATTTGATACCTCGATTTCATCCATCAAAGCATTTTCATATGTCCTTAATCCTTTATCTATTTCACTTTGAACTTCACTTTGACCTTCTTGCATAAGAGCAAGTTGGTCTATTGTTAATTTAAAAAATGCAGTGCTTGGAGGTAGTAATGTAATTAAAAGCTTTGATGCAAGGCTGTTAACCGCTTTAGCTCCAAGGGCTTGAAAAGGGGTTTTAATCCTAGCCCTTGTGCCAGATGTGGTTTCTGGAATAAGACTTGGCAAGGTAAGTTTTGAAGACTCTTTAGCTTCTCTTTCATATGTTGATCTAGTACTAACTAATTGTTCGTAACGACCAGCAGCAGTCTTACCGCCTTGTGAATATTCCATTTTTTTATAAATTTAAATCAGTATTTGATCCTGTAGTTAAAGGTTGAATCTGCAATGAACTTGTACCTCCTCTACGTTGAACACCTGTACCTGGTTGATTCTTCTTCTTATTAACAGGTGCAGCTTTACCAACCTTTTTAGCAGTCTTTTCTGGGGCTGGTGCTGTTGGCCTTGGGGGTGGAGGGGGTGGAGGAGTTGGTGGTCTTGAACACATAGTTAGTTTTCCAAAATTGATTCAGTTAACATGGTTTCTTTTTGTCTAAGTTGCTGTTCAATTAAGTAATCAACAACAGACCTTTGCCCTGCACGATACCATACTTCACGATCCGATAGCGATAAGTCTGGACATCTGTTAGGGAACACAGCATCTAGAGCTTGTATGAGTTCGTCAGTAATAACTGGTAAAGGCACAAAAATTTAAGAGCTATATCTATATTATATGTTAATCTGTAGATAACAAGGAGTGGTTACCTTGTTGTATTGCAAAAAGAAAACCTCTAGGTAAGTGGTTCTATCTAGGGGTTTTCTTTATGGATTCCAAAGTTTTACTTCACCTGTCTGATAATTATAATCTCCTTCTCTTAATATTCTTGTAAGTCTTGCATTGAGTATGGCATCAGCTAGTGTATGCCCTTTCTTTGTATAAGTCTTTGATACTTTATCCCATAGTGCTTCAACAGTATCAGGTGTATCAGCTAAGGTCTTGCTTGCTGTAACCATACCCATACCTTTAATACCTAGTATTCCGTCACCTGCATCACCAGCCATAGACATTTCAAACCAATGCCTGTTAGCTTTCTTTTCTGTAATATGTTCTATCTCTTCTGCTGCAAGTAGCTTGCAAGGAATGGTTCTCATATCCTTATCGACTGAGACAATAATAGGATTGTCATACCTACCATTAGTTGCAAGTAACCCAAGTACGTCATCAC